TTACCTAGCCTGGATCCAGACAATGTTAGTGTGTTATTTGCATATACACCTGATTTAACGGAGAAAGATTGCCCTGAGTCTAATGACATATCTACACTGATACTATGGCTTCTATTAGGCTGCCAGTCGTTTGTATACCCTGCTTCTGTCAGAACGCTAGCAATGAGTTCTTCTAGAAATTCACTTGTGCAGGGAAGACGATATACCGAATGATGGACCTTTAGTTTTTCTATCAAACCAGGTATAAGGGTTTGCTTAATTTTATCTAGCACATCTCATTATAACTCATATCGGGCTATTAAGCAAGTATAGATACTCCATCCCAATAGACATTATTTGTGTGTTTCACACATGCTATGTCTTATAGTGGTTTGGTATTCTATTTTCGGCTTACACGAAATGCTTAACTATTGCTACCGTCGCTAAAATTGACCAACCAATATTAAAGTATATAATTGTTGGCAAAGTTTTTATTGTTGAAGTAAAGATTAGCGCCAAACTGGATGCTAGGGCAAATAAAAATAGCCACCACCACTGTTTGCCGAATAAAAGACCTGGGAAAATAATTGCTAACTTAGTTGAAAAAGCCCAAAACTCAATTATGTTGGTTTTATTCCAATATTTTTTTTCAAATAATTTTTTTGTTATTGTCCAAATATCTCTATGGTTTATCATTGTGAATATTTTCCTTTAACCACTGATACATTGTTGGCGAAGCATCTGCTTCTTGTTGCCAACTATGGCGAAAAATTCTCCACGTATTCCAGGTGCTCTTGCAACGTTCATAAAGATCAACCCCATGGTTAAACTTCCACCTATCAACAGTTATTGCATTTACTGGAAAATAATTTAAGCCAGTAGCAATACAATGAATTCCACCAATTCCGTTGTGCTCATTACGATTTATTTGAACTTCTGCCAAATCTGCAAAAGAGTTAACCATAGCCGATTTTAATTCTGGAACATTTGGCTGAAATGTTTTTTCTGTAATGTCTCTCCAGTATTTTGTATCTGTTCTGTTTGAAAGAGCATAATGTTGTCCTACAAATTCTTTAAATCCCAGATATTGTTGTCTTGTTTTTGAGTTATATGCGTCTCTATCCCATTGCGTTATTGTTTCTCTTCCTAAAGTTTTTACAAGTTTATCTAAAAACTCATGAACTGTAAATAAACCGTTTGATTCTAATGGTTCAATAAAACCTGCAGCAAATCCAATAGCAACCACGTTCTTAACAAACGTACGCCTATGAATTCCAACACGGAACTTGATATGCTTATATTCATATGAATCTACATCACGATTTGGATCATGAATGGTCATTTTATCTGAGCGTAGGTGATCTTTAAATTCTTGTAAAGCATTTTCTGGTGATATATACTTATCGCTAAATACGTATCCTGTTCCAATTCGTTCCCATGAAGGAATATTCCATACCCATCCGTGTCCAATTGCTGTGCAGTTAGTATATGGCTCCATTTCCTTTTCTTTATCTGTATAAGGAATACGAGTAGCCCATGCGCTATTGTTTGGAAGCATATGAGAGAAATCATCCCACGGCTCTTGTAATGCTCCTTCAAGAAGCATAGACTTAAATCCCGTGCAATCAATAAATAAATCCGCTGTAAGTTTTTCTCCAGTAGCAAGTGTTACCGACTCAATACCTTCTTCATTTGTAGCAACATCTGTTACGGTATCTGAAATAATTTTTACTCCACGAGGAATACAATAATTATTTTTTAGCCACTGCCCAAACTTTGTAGCATCAAAGTGGTAGGCTACATCCTTTTTAAAATCAAAATTATTTAATTTTCCAGACTTATTCCAAGATATTTTATTTTGTTCTGCTAATGTAAGGGCGGGAAAAAATGTACGAGCATAATCTGCTACATCTAGATCTGGAAATTTAGCCTTCTTTACATACCAGTCATTAAGACCATTTACTGTTCCTTTTGTATATACTTGGCCAAATGGATAATGGAATCCACCTGCATCTTTTTTATAAAAATCTGTAAACTTGATAGACATCTTGTATACAGCATCTGTAGCAGGCATAAAATCTTTTTCGTCAATGCCAATCCAGTTTGCCCAACCAGTAATTCCACCTAGCGTAGATTCACCGACTCCAATAATCGGATAGTCGGGGGACTCAATAACGATAATTTCTTTATTTGGAAATGCTCTAATCATAGACGCTGCGGACATCCATCCAGCAGATCCACCACCAACAATTACAATTTTATTTAAATTTATCAAAATAGTTCCCCCTATAAGGCTATTTAATTGTACCATGAAGTAGGCTAGCGCTAGTCACGCTCAAAGATAGTTAGTGGTATACTGTATTTGTGGGCAAAAAAACCTTTTATAAGAAAAAAGATACTTCTATAGAAAAGATTATATTTTAAAATGTCAATATATGTTTCAATTTCTTGTCTAGGAGAAGACAAAGAATTAATTAAAACAGTTCAAGATTGTAAAGAAATGGCAAAAGATCCAGATAGTGTTTATTTTGGAATTGCTGTTATAGAAAATTTAGAATTTTATAAAAAAATAAAAAAAGACTTATCAAATATTAAAAATATTTCTTTTTTATATAAAGAAGAAAAAAATAATCTAGGTGTTGCCAAAGGGAGAAACTTTGCAGCAAGCATGTATAACAATGAAGAATATTTTTTACAAATTGACCCTCATTCACGTTTTAATAAAAACTGGGATATCACATTAATTGACACTTTCAATCAAGCAGTTGAAACTGTAAACAATAAAAAAACAGTTTTAACTGGATATTTGGGAAAGTATTTATATAATAAAGATGACGGTCAAATTTATGTAGATGACAATCTTTCTTATACTCGTTGGATTCCAAACGAGTTTGTGATTGGTGATGTCATACCAAAATTTAATCATGCCCCTTTGCATTCAATATCTGATGAATTAAATATTTTTTTACAAAACAATAAGTTTGCCCCAGCATCTTTAATTTCTGGTCACTTCATATTTGGCAATTCCTATTTTGGAAAAGACATACATTTGCCAGAAAATTTACTTTTTTGGGAAGAAGAAATTCTTCAAACAATAGAACTAATAAGTGATGGGTTTTCAATATTACATTTTGGTAGTATTTCTCCAATATATCATTTATATACATTCAATATATTCTCTCAAGAAGAATATGGCAGAGACGATTTGCAAAATTATTTACCAAATGACGAAGAAAATTATCAATTAATGAAAAATAATTTTTTGTCATATTTAAAAAATAATGATTTAAAAGTTAAAAAATTTGAAAAGTATGCAAATATAGACATACTTACAGGTGCAAAAAGTTCAAGCACGTTTCCCGATACATACTCAAATATTGGTTTTTTACCCCTAAAACAATAAGATATACTCAACAAATTAGTCTCAAATAATGATATAATTTACTTTATGTCACCTCAAAATTGGGCAGCGTTTATATTAACTCTTCTTACCATTACAACCATTGTTTCTGGTGGAATTCGTTGGCTCGTAAAACATTATTTAAATGAACTTAAGCCGAATTCTGGATCAAGTTTAAAAGATTCCGTCAATCGCCTAGAGGAAAAAACTGACAAATTGTTTGATCTATTTGTTGAACATCTAAAAGATCATTCTAAAAAGTAATTCTCTATATATAATATATAAGATATTTTAAAAACTTTACTTGCTAGTTTTCTTTTCTTTATATATTTTAAGTATACACGTTTATACCCTGGTTTTTTACAGTTTATCAATAATTGATTATAACAATCTTATAACGATTATTTTAAATGTCCAATTTATAACGTTTTGTTATAATATACATATCTCTAATAATACAATGATATAATTTTTACGCTGGCACCTAGATTCTACCCCCACCCCACTGCGTCTAGGTGTCCAGTTTTATTTATTTAATGGTATAATCAATTATTATGTGTGCTCCTACAATAGAAAAATATGGTGCTTCTCCAGCAAATATTCAATGGACCGTAGTCCGTGGAGATAGTGCAACATTAAAAATAGAATTTTTTGAAGATGATGAGGCTACATATTGGGATACAGACGGATGGACTTTTTTATCAACCTCTTATGACCCAACAGGAGATGTTCTTGACGAACTTGCAGTAACTGAAGAAACAGGGTACGTAACAATATCTGTTTCAGCAGAAACTACATTAAATTGGGGAAATCAATATAGATCAGTTGTATCAGAGTTACCATTTGATCTACAAGTTACAATTCCTGGCGGTAGTGGAGAACAAGATACGGTTTGGACTCCAGTAGTTGGAACAATTTGTGTACTTGGTAATGTTACCCCTGGAGGCAGTTTATAATGCCAGTTGTAAAAGTTTCTACTCCTAATATAAATATTCCTCCAATTATAAAAATTGGCAAAAAGGTTTTTAAAACAAAAATAAAATAAGGAGGTCTTATGGCTACAAATATGGATTTTCCTAGTAAGAAAAAAAAATACAACGAAACTGTAGAGCAGACAAGGTCTGTTGAATATATTGCTGTTCCTGGAATTCAAGGCGAAAAGGGCGAAACGGGTCCACAAGGTAAAGAGGGACCACAAGGACAAAAAGGTGATAGGGGTGAAAAAGGTCCACAGGGACCTCAAGGGCCAAAGGGAGAAAAAGGTGATCCAGGAAAAGGTGCAGAGGGATACGATAGCCCATCTGGACAGTATCCTGGATGGGCATACTATGCTGGAAATAATACAGGTGTATATAGGGTTGGTCCAGAAAGAGGAGAGGATGGATGGGTTTCTTTTTTCTTAGATATAGATAATAGCAAAACCATTGAAGCCTATCTTCCAAACAAATCAGTTTCTTTAATAAATCAGGTGGCAAAAAATATTAATTTAAAAACACTCAAGGTAGGGGCAAAAGTAGAAATTAGATATGACTTTTCTTTAGAAACATACTCAAACAATACAGAGGTTTGGATAAGAACTCTTTTAAGAGATGAAGAAGTTTCTCCAATGGGGTATGTTGGATTACTTAAATATCAATACCCCTATGACATTTCATACTGTCAAACCATTTTTATCAATAGCGATAGAATTAAAAACTATGGAGGGCAACCTCAAATTAGAACAGACAATGAAGGGTCTTTTGTTTTAAAAGGCATATATATAGCAGTATCATGATGGTATAATGTTCTAGGAGGAATAATGGCATTTCCAGGTTCTTATAATTTTAATTACTACCGTGGCGACACCGCTGAATTTGTGGTACGCCCAAAAACAGCAAATGGTGATGCCTTTGACTTAACAGGTTTTAATGCAGACTTTTTTATTGCAACAGCAAGAGGTGAAGGTCAAACACAGTATGAAGGCCAAGCAGTAGTTGACGGCTCAGCAGACACAATTACCTGCACAATTCTTCCTGGTTTAGGTAGAAATTTAACTGCTGGAACTTATGTTTATGATGTTCAAATAGATGCAAGCGCTTCTGAAGTTTATACCGTTCTGACTGGAAGCATTACAGTGACAGATGATATCTCTGGAGCAGATGAGTCATAATGGTAGATGTATTACTTAATACTGAAGATGTTGTTGTTTTAGGACCACCAGACTCAGTTGATGTTTTAGTAGATATTGGTCCACAAGGAACTCGTGGTAGCAAAATCATTGTTGGCTCTGGAGAACCAAACGCACAAACATCTAGTGGGGTGTTACTTGGTACAACTTTAATATTAAATGACATATATATACAAACCGATCCTGGAGCAGATTATGGATATATGTACCAGTATGTTTCCCAGCCTGGAGGAAATACCTGGGTAGAAGTTTTAAGTATAAGTCCAGCAATTTATTCTGTAATACAGACACTTTCCTTTTCTTCTGGATCTGCATCTACAACTATTCCAATATCAAACATAGTAACCGTAACTGGATCACCACTTACTGCTTCAAACTTTAATGTTCAGTTTCAAATTGAAGGGGCAAATCCAATTGCAGCATCAATGGAAATCCCCGCTTTGGCAGGGGCTGGAACAAACCTAGTAATAAATTTTGACGCAGTTCAATATAGTGGGGGTAGTTGGTCTGCATTAACTGGAAGCAAAAAAGTACACTTATTTATATCTATAGTTTGATATAAAAATGGTATAATCTTTAAAGAGGTGACCCAATGGCTGTAGAAAATATAGGAAACTTAGTACCAACTAAAATTCCAGCATTAATTGATGATGCTAACATTCAAGATGCTTTAAGAGCATATCATTATGGATCTTATGATTTTGATCCTGCAGAAAATGATCCAGCAGAACTTTTAGTACCATCAATGGCACATACAATAAATGATTTACAAGAACAAATAGATGATCAGGTTGCCTTAGAACTAGCAGCAAGAAATATATCTTCAGCACAAAACTCTGCACCAGTAGCAGCAAACTTTTCAGCATTTTCTGCCACAATACCCAATGGTTATATTTGGGTAGATAAAGATGCATCTGCTCCAGTTGGATATTTATCAGCAACATCAGTTTATACAGCAACACAGCCAACAACTGGATTGGCTAATGGTGTAATTTGGATTAAAAAGGGATCATCTCCTATAGAAATGTATGTTTATAATGGAGATACTAGCAGTTTTGATCAGGTGATTTAATGCCAACATCATTTAATTACGACGGTAAACCAGGATATATTTATAATGCAGCAGATGATACTTGGTATGAACTGTCTGGAAAGACAGATACATCTGGAACTTTTGAATGGGCTGGACCACACACACATCTATCATCAGTTACCGTTATAGATCATCTTGTTGGAAAAAAGGGTATAAACAATTACCTTAATCCATCAGCAAGAGATGCGTCAATTACCTCTCCAGTTGCAGGATCAGTGTGTTTAATAAGACAAGATGGTAGTGGAAACACTATTCATCAACTTCAATTTTATAACGGATCTTCTTGGGTTCCTTTTATTCCTACACAATCAGGAAATGCTGGAAAAGTATTGCAAACAGATGGTATAATAACATCATGGCAAGACGCAAGCGGACTGCCAGACATATTCTTACTAATGGGAGGATAAAAAAATGCCAGCAACCTATAAGGTTTTAGCACAAGCGGCACCGTCAGCAACGACAGAGACAACTCTTTATACAGTTCCGTCTTTAACATCTGCGGTAGTCTCAACAATTTCTATTGCTAATCAAGCAGGATCTTCAGGAACATACCGTATTGCGGTACGTCCAGCAGCAGATGCTTCAACAGCACAAAAACACTGGATTGTTTATGGAGCAACTGTAGCAGCATCAGATTCAATTATGCTAACTCTAGGACTAACCCTTGCAGCAGGAGACGTAGTTCGTGTATACGCCTCTTCAGCAAACATGTCTTTTTCAGCATTTGGTTCAGAGATTTCTTAAAAAACAAAAAAGGATTGAGGTAGAAAAATGGCTGTAAGAAAAGCAAGCGACTCCAACTTAACTGGCAAGAAATACAACGATGGTTCTGCTGGAGCAAGTAAGGTTCCAGATGTCGTAGATCCAGTAACGCCTGGTACACCTACACTTACTTATTCAACTGCATCTGTACCATTTACTGCATCAGATAAAGGAGGAGCAGCATCAACATATACAGCAACATCTTCTCCAGGCGGTTTAACAGGAACTGCAGCGTCCTCTCCAATTTCAGTAAGTGGTCTTGCAGATGATACTACCTACACATTTACAATTACAGGAACCAATACAACAGCAACAGGACCTTCTAGCACTTCTAGCGCAAATCTTGTAGTTCCAAACTATCCATTAAGTGAAACAGATAATTTTAATAGAACAACAAGTGGAAACTTGGGAACAGCATCTGGCAACGGAAGCACTTGGGAAAATCTTCGTGGTACCTGGACAGCAAATGGAACAGTAGCAACCTCAGCATCTACAGCAGGTGATAATAATATTGCAAGAGTATATACTAAAGGAACTACAATTACCAACCTACAGGCAGATACATTAGGATACGGTGGAGTCGGAGTTGCCTTTTGGGTAACAGATGCTAACTCTTGGTATGCTGCAACGGTTTTCCATTCAACTACTTCTGGTAGCAACACAACCTGTTCTGGAAGTTGTACTCGTGGTGGCTCATACTGTCCAACTTGCTGTGGTGGTCAACACACCTATCAGCAATATCACGGAACACAGCATTGCTGCGATGGATATAACCTTGGCTATTCAAATAACAATGGTTCTTGCGATAGCCACTATGGATTTTATTGCCAAGTTTCAAGCCGTGGAAACTGTGGCTGTAGCGGAAGTTGGGGATTTTATTATGCATGTACCGCTAACGTAACCACAAACTTTACAAACTATATTTCAAACTTTAAATTACTTAAAAATGGTTCTGCCCTTGTAAATACACAGTACAATACGAACACATCAGCATACTCATCTGCTGGATCAATCTGTATTACAACATCTGGAGATGCCATTAGTTATTTGGTATATGAAAGTGCTAACAAGGCTGGAACACTTAGACATTCAGGAACATATACGGACTCTGGTGCTACAAAATCAAGACATATGGGTATATTTAAGGGGGACGGCGGTACCAATCAAGGGTCAGAAGTTGACAACTTTAGCGTAACGGTAACCGCATAATGAATGGGGGAAAAAAATGGAAAATAGAGCAGCAAGACCGTGGGATTTATTTAATAAAAACATTGGTCGTGTGGAAACAGTTATTGCAGAAGAACGTATGTCTATATGCAACGGATGTGATAAACTTATTAAGGCTACCAAAACTTGTAAAGAGTGCGGTTGCTTCATGACGCTTAAAACAAAATTGCCTAATGCTGAATGCCCACTGGGCAAATGGAATAAGGTTATAGTAGATATCACTAAGGAGATATAATGTCAGAAGAAAATAATGAACAGCAAGTAGTGCTTCCTCCTGTAAAGGTTGCATTTATAATTGATGGCTTTGTTGCCGATGTGATGCATACAGATGAGCGCTTAGGCGCAATCTTTACAAGTAATCCATTAATTAAAGATGTAACCGCTGAAGAGGGTGGCCAGATGGCTTGGCTTAATGATAGTTACGATCCTGAAACAGATACTTTTAGCAGAGATGGCGTTGCACCAACAAGCCAGGGTGGTGACGATCTGCCACCAATCAAAATTGCTTTTATTTTAGATAATACGGTTGTTGATGTATTGCACACAGATGAAAGACTAGCAGCACTACTTTTAAATAACCCAATCATTAAAAATGTAACTGGAGAAGATGGAAATCCAACTACACAATTTGGAGATATCTATAATAGCGAAACAGATTCTTTTGATCCACCTGCTGAAGAATTTAAACGCCCTCCAGCAGAGCCAATGTATGAAGGTTGGGTACTAGATGAAGAACTTGGACACTTGGTTCCACCAGTTGCATATCCTCAAGACGGAAAAGTATATGCTTGGGATTTTGGTGTAAATAACTGGGTTGAAGATACGACTGCTATACCATCAGAACGAATCTTTGAAGGTTGGATATTGGACGAAGAGCGTGGACAGATGGTTCCTCCAGTTCCATATCCACAGGATGGAAAAAGATATGTTTGGGACAATCCAACTCTAAACTGGGTTGAAGGATAAATTAAAAAATAAATAAAAAAAAATACCCCCAAGGCATATAGCCAAGGGGGATTTTTTATTTAATTGTTATTTTATTTACATGGATACTTGTTGTACCACTCTTTATACCGTTCTCCATTTATAGAACTCCAAGAAGACCAGTCTTTTCCACCCTTGGTCATATGTAGAGCAATTTGTGCGTTTACTACTGGATTTAATAATTCAGCGTTTGAATTTAACTCATATTTTTCTCTACGATCTGGTCCAAGTTCTCCAAGCATATTAATTTGAAATACGCCATAAGAACTATCTCCAGTTTTTACATTGCCGTTGAAGGCAAGAGGGCGACCATTGGATTCTGCCTTTGCAATAGCACAAGCAGACCTTAAAGCCTTTCCTTCAAACCCAACATGACGCAACATATCAACTAACTGCTCATCGGTCAAATTATGAGCATTTTCATATTTTTGTAATTTTTTGTCTTTAGAAACCAAAAAAGCCACCTGTTGGGTGGCAGACTTCACGGACTCTTTAATTATTAAATTGTTTTCATTTGTTGCATTTGCAGAAGCCGAAAAAACGGTACTGCAAATAACCAACGTTAATACCCCTAGCCAAACATTTGACTCTCTCATTGTGTAAAACCTCCTAGAGAACAAATGCTACCTATTGGTAGCATATATTAATTATACCATTGTTTGGCCTTTTGAGTCAAATATACATAAAAATAAATAAATAGTTATAATATTGTTATTAGTTGATGGTATAATGATAAGATTATGGCTACATTTAGAAATCAAGGTTCAGATTCTTATTCAGTTGGTTTGACACCACCAAATGTATTGTGGACAGTTGTTCGTGGTGATACCGCTTCATTTCGTGTTTATGTTACAGATGATAACAAAGATCCATTAGTGATTGAAGACTGGACTATTGCAATGGAAATTAAACGTCCAAATACAAAGCCTGGTGATTTTACAGATGATGCAGAACTTATTGTTGAACTTGAGCCAGTACCAACAGAAATAGACGGCGCTGGAGAATTTACAGTTTCTCTTACAGCAAATGAATCTGTTTTGTTAGAAACTGGAGATATTTTTGATATTGAATTAAGTGATGAGAGTCGTGTTTGGACGGTAGCCAGAGGCACCATGAAAGTAATTGAAGACGTAACAAATAGTGAGTCATAATGGCATCCGCTATCATAATTGATACCGATAGCCATAAAGCAAAAAAGATAAACTCTATTGGCTACCCAATATCTGAAATAATTTACAAGGCAAGAGCAGTAAAAATTAATGAGGTTTTGCCTTTTAGAGTTAAATTTACTACAATTGGAATTGGTCCAGCATATGCAGGTGTGCCTGGAATTGGTCTTCAAATTATTGGAATTAATAACTATATTCTTTAACATATAATGATATAATATAGGCATGGCAAAGGTATCAATTTCAAATGTTAAGACCAAATTTCAGACTGGCGACCGCCCAACACAAGAAGACTATATAGATTTAATTGATAGTGCTTCTGCTAGATCTACAGATCTTGGTTCAGACGGCAACAACGAGTTAACCATTAATGGTATTGAAAACTCAACAATTTTTGATAACTTTTCCGCAAGTGAATGGCGATCAATGAAATATATGATCTCTATTAAGCATGTAGCAGGTGGTGCAAACAAGTACTACTCTACAGAAATGAACGTATTGGTTGATGGATCAGGGGTATCTGTTAGCGAATATGCAACAATTGAAAATGATGGGAATATTGGCACCATCTCTGTTTCAAGGGCTGGAGATACAGTTTCACTAACTGTTGTCCCAGTAGGGGGAATTACACCTATAACCTTGCGCTACATGCGTATGGGGTTAAAGGCCTAACCAAGGAGATATAAGATGGCAACAGTAACAAAAGACTTTAGAGTAAAAGCGGGACTGGTAGTTGAAGGATCAACTGCGACCGTTAATGGAAAGAACGTAATTACAGCAGGCACAGTTGATGCTAAAGGTGATTTAATTGTTGGTAGCGCAGACGATGCAGTTGCTCGTTTAGCAATTGGCACAAATGGTCAAGTACTTACAGCAAACTCATCTGCTACATATGGTGTTGAATGGTCAGCCCCAGCAGCAGTTGGTGTGTTTGATACAGCAATTACTTTTGAAGGTGCAACAGCAGATGCTTACGAAACAACACTTCAA